AGAACCAGATGCAGTTGTTACATCCATTCTAACAGATGATTCATTTGGTAAATAAGTAGTAGATCCACTAGATGCAGTAGATGTATCAAATTGATTATCTATTGCGTATCTATTTTGTGAATCAAATAATGTATAAGGTTGAGATACTCTTAATCTTCCAAATGCATCTGTATTAGTTCCACCAATGCTTATAGGTTGTGTAGTAATATTTATATTTTCACAACTCATTAGCAGCCAAACCTCATACTGAACCAAATAGTTCTTTCAATTTCTTGTTTTAAATCTTCTTGAAAAGAAAAGTTTAATTGGTTCTTTGTTGTCTCTAAAGCTTGTAGAACTTGTCTTTGATTATCCGGTGAATACTGTTCAGTTGGTTCTGGTATATATGCTGTAATCTTTGCCATTATCTTCTTCCATCACTTTGGATATCTAATCTAAATAGACCGTATCTCCAGTTTTCATCTATTGCTTCGTTTTCAATTTTAACACTTACTAATCTATTTCTAGCTCTTGTATCTACTTTAGTTGTGTTTTCATCAACTGTAAAGGGTCCAACAGTTTTAGGTGAATCCGATGGATAATCTCTAGTTACTAATGTTACTTTTGCATTACCGGTTATATATTTAAAGTCAGGTATAAATCGTCTTATCTTCATTAAATACTCTCCATCACCAGCTAAACCTTCTTCTGAGCTAATATCAAATTCTCCTGATTCAATGTAAGCAGGTATTGGATTTACTATTGATGAGTTATAATTAGCTTCATTTGTTCCAATTTCATGTTGATAATATAAAGATGCACCGTAAGTATTAGTTACACCATTTATAATTGGAAAAGTTGGAGTAGCACTTGAATTCCATTTTGTAGCGTAAGGTTTTGGAAAAGTCTGAGCATCTTGATAAGTTGTTCTAGCCAAAGACATTGTAGACCAAACTTGTTCTAAAAAATTAAAAACTACACATCTATCTATTTCAGTTGAATTTGCTTTTGGATAAAACCACATTACTTCATTAAATAAACTATTATGATTACAATAAATAATATCTGAATATCCATAATTAATTCCTAAATTTCCATCATTTGTAGTAAATACAAAGTCAGAAACTAAAGATGGTAATTGTTTAACGGTACCATCATAAAGGAAAAATCCTCCACCATATCCCATCCAAAATATAGCACCTTGTACATAAATCATGGAATGTTGACCAATAGCACCACAGTTTGTACCCACCTGTCTAACTGAAAATACAAAAGGAGGTCCAACGAATTGAATGACATATGCTGCTTGATCAGTGAGCACAAAGATATAATCTTTACCTTGTACAGCACCAACAATAAAATTACCTGTATCTAATCTAAACGTACCTGCAGTATTTGTTGCAGTCGGTTCCCATACATTATAATCTTCTTGATTTGAAAATCTTATGAACATTGGATCTTGAGTTGATGGATCTCCAATTGTTGTTTCTGTTCCAAGTGCAAATAAATGTCTGTCTCTGTCTGAAACAATAGTTTCTATAGAAGCGGTAGGTGCTCCAGCCATAATAGTTGCTCTTGTATTTAATCCACTTGTTGGATTCCAAGTAAATGTTTTTCCATTTTTAACTGTTGCAATTAATATTTGTCCAAAATTATCTAATGACCAGTTTGCAGGGGATAATACAACTGTTGGTGAAGCAGATGCTTCGCCCCATGCAATCCAATTAGTACTATTTACTACAACAGCGTTATCTAAATGAGATGCTGCAGTAGTTCCACCAGTTCCTCTTACACAACCTGTAAAATCAGTAGAAGTTTTTCCAGTATAAGTAATTATTTCATTATCAATTTTTATAGATCCAGATGACGGAAAAGCTGAAGTTGAATCTACAACAACAGTAGTTACAGAATTATCAATAGCTCCATTTAATTGATTTTGTATAGTAGGAGTACTTGTTCCACCATAAATACCTGTTCCAAAACCATAACCAATTGTTTGATTAACAGGGCCTACAAATATGTATGGAGTTGTTGTTAAAGATCCACCTGTAGTAACACCAGTTCCTGTTTCAGTCACTGGCATTGTAATTGTAAATGTACCTGAAGTTGGAACTGTTTGAACTTCAAAAGTATTAGTTGTAAAATTTGCTGATGTAAAACTTGTAGTAGTTGGTCCTGGTGTTGTGACTGCTGTAAATATAATATAATCACCAACTTGAAGACCGTGTCCTGATTTATTAATTGTTACAGTTGCAGATCCAGTTGTTGATGTGTAAGTACAACTGGTTAAAGCTGTTCCAAGAGGGGTAATATCATAATAAGCTCCTCCAAAATAAATAACTAATACTTTATTCGTTCCAATCGCAGCGTAAGTATTTCCATCTAAATCAGTCCAAGTTAATTGAGATCTAGCTACTCCTGCCAATTTACTTTGTAATAATTCTTGCCATCCACCTATTTTTTCTGGATATCCGTAACGAAAACGAACATAGTCTCCATCTATCCACTGCCCTTCGGCAGCTGTAGCTGTTTCTTGTTTATTAAATCCAGGTTTAATTGGTATTTTCTTTAATGGCATAGTTTAGCATTATACTAAAAAATAGTCTAAAAGATAGGTGTTAAATACTGTTTGTATTTACAGTTTAAGTTCAAAGGACTCCTTAACAAATGTGTTAAAGGCTAAACTAGTTCTTAAATTATTTCCTGATTTGACTGGAACCGAATGGCTTAACCAAGAAGGGAATAGTAATAATGTTCCTGTTTCCACATAAATATTAGTTGTTTTAGTATTATAAACATTAAAATTTTTTGTATTAAGTAAGACAGGTTCATTTTTTTTATTATAAACAGTTTCATCTTTTTCATTATAAAAGGAAATAAAATCCTTTTTCTCATCTGCATTAATGTAAAAAACACCAGATACTATTGAGTTTGGATGGTTGTGTTTGTGATGATGCTCTCCTTGTTTGGTCCAATTTAACCAAGACTGCGTTATATAAGGAATAACATCTTCTTTTGGACTTAAAACAGACGTAAAATAATTTTCAAGCATCTTTGTTAATTCTGTTTTTAAATTTTTTAATTCATTATTATTTAAAATATACTTAGTCAAACTTGTATGATTTCCTATATTTCTATAATTTTTTTCTTTAAATATTTCAAAAAATGAAATCTCATCTTTTGTCAACTCCCTATTTAAATAATTTTTATAAATTGGTACTGGAAAGATACCAAATAGTTCTGGTGTTTTACTCATAATCAAAATGTATACTAATTACTTAATGATAATTATGGTTGAACTCTTGACTGAGGTACATTTTCAGGACCTTCCCAAATAGCTTTTGGTGCAGGTAAAAATTGAAAATTTATTCGTGGATTAAAATATGCGTCTCTCATTTCAGATCTATAACGTTCAAATTCAAATTTATTAGCTATTCTAACATCAGATAAAACAGTATAATCAGTTTCTTCTAACTGTTGTTTTGCATAAGCTTTTACTTCTTCTATAGTATTAAATGTTATAATCATTAATTAGTACCTCTTATTATTAATATTTCAGTAGCTGATACAGCTTTTCCAACCAATATTCCAGATGCACTTGATGTTGTTACTGTACCATCTGCAGGACTTGAAGTATAGTATAATGTACCAGGAGTTAAACTTGTAAACCCACCTGCAACACCATCTGTTACAATATCAATTGGACTTGTACTATCTGTTGTTTTTACAACCCCTATATAATTAAAAGAACCTGTGGCATAAGCGTTTACTGTGTAACCTCTGTTTTGAGGAAAACCTGTTGCTGCTAAACCTATATCAAAATATAAATCAGCACTATTATATCTCATTGTACCTAAAGTGTAAGGAGCATTAAATGAAGGTGAATTAGCAACACCATTTGTAAAAGAAAAAGAAGCATTTGTTCCTATGAAACGATTCTTATCTCTAAAAGTCATAGCATTTGGAGAATTACTATTAATAACGGAAAGTGCTCCAGTTTCAACTTGCGTTAAAGCACCCGTTGTTTGGTTTACAGAAAAAGTTACATATTTTGAAACTGCACTTGTGTCAGTATATGTACATAATATATATTCTGGTGCATCGTCTTGTGTTGAGGACATTCTTGCAAAATCACCTCCACTAAGATAATCACCAAATATAGATGAATCTGTAGGTGTTCCAATTGATCCTGGAGAAGAAACATAATCAGATACACGTCTATTATTACCAGTTAATAATACTAATTTATTATTTGTAGTTAAAAAAGAATTTCTACTGTTAGAAGTTAAAAAAGATGCAGCATCTGCTTCACTTGTTGATGTAAGTGTTGAAGCACCTGAAAAAACATGCATTTGATTAATAGAAGCCTGCGTATTACTTGTCATTTGAAAAACTACTAAATTTTTTAAAACTTTTGCTTGAGTTATTCCTGGAGCAGCGTTAAAAGCAGTTCTATTGTTACTTATTACATTTCCTTTTGTACAATTTCCACTTGCATCTACGACTACTATAAAAGAATTTGAATTTCTAGAGGAGCCACAACCAAATTCATCACAACCTGTTGTTCCCTGAGAGCTGAAACCAACATAAAAAGTAGTTTCATTCATTGGAAAAAGAGCGGTAACTGCAGAAGAACCACTTGTTCCTGGAAAATTCATAGTGTCACTCACACTAACAGTACCATTAACTGGGGAACCACTGTTTGTCAGGGCAACCCCGTTAATACGAAGGAGTTGATTAGAGCTTTCGTAACTGAGCCTAAGTGCTCTTGAACCATCTGTTGAAATAGCATCATATGCTAATGCGGATGAATTTACCCTTGCTGTTCCAAAAGTATTTACAGTAGGTAATGCTATATTTCCAGATGAACCTATAGATGCCACTTGTCCTGCAGTATAAGAAACGCCACTTTCAAGAGGTAAACTTTGTACTAATTGAGTTGGAGAAGATGAAATTGTTCCAAAAGCCAATTGACCTGAACCATTAGTTTGTAAAACTTGTCCATTACTTCCATCTGCTTGTGGCCAGTTTAATCCATCAAGAACAACATTTCCTGTTCCGTTTGGAGTAACAGAAATATTACCATTAGTTCCTTGATTAATTACAATAGACCCTGAATTAGTTCCTGAATTTGTATTGATTGTTAAATTACCTGCACCATTAGTTGTTAGTGTTGCAGCAGCTCCAGAATCTCCGACTCTTACAGTATCCGCATCTAAATAAACATCACCTGTTCCATTTGGAGCAAGTGTAATATTTCCATTTGAAGTAGATATAATTGATTTACCATTAACATTTAAATCACTTGCAAGTGTTGGTCCTGATAAATTAGCATTAACATCAACAACATCTGTTCCATTTGAATAAACAATTTTAATACCTTTATCTGTTGTTGAAAAAGTTGGTCCTGTTCCTGAAACTGTTTTAAATTGAACTGTAAAAGCACCTGTAGTTCCATTTTCTATAATATAAGTTTTTTCAATTCCATCTGGAATAGTTACTATTTGATTTCCTGTAATTGTTCCTGTTAATTTAACAACAGCATTTCTTGCAGTAGAAATTGTAGCATTAGTCATTACAAGAGCTGTAGTTTGAGCACCTCCTGCAATAGATATTGCTTGATATCCAGCAATAGCTTGTTGCACCACATTCCAGTTTGTATTTGTTTTATCACCCCATGTACCAGCATTTTCGCCAGTGACCATTAGTTCTATTTTAAGATCTGTAGAATAGGTAGAAGCCATTTTAAAATTCCTTTGTTTTTAACTTTTAAAATATTTTTATATTTATGTCAATAAACATTTAAGCCGCTGTATTAACAGGTGTCCAGACTGAAGAAGCCCCTGTATCTACCGCTGCCCAAGCAGTACTATATAACTGACCGGTATATCCAGTCAAGTTATTTCCTATTAAATTAACATTAGCGTTAACGGTAGCTGAAACAGAACCTTGGGCCAATGTTAAAGTTTGCCCTGTTACAGGGGCATTTACCGATATTCTTGCAATAACGGAATCTAAAGTCAAAGTTAATTGTTGACCAGTTACGTTAGCATCAGGGTTTGGATCTACAGTACCTTCCTCTAATGTTAATTGTTGACCAGATATATCAATATTAGCATTAGCTGTTACAGAAACAGAATCTTCAGATAATGTTAAAGATTGACCTGTAATAGGAACATCTACCGATATTTTTGCAAAAACAGAATCTAAAGTTAATGTTAATTGTTCACCTGTTAAAGGAATATTAGAAGTACCGCTAGTTTGTATAGCACTACTTTGAGAAACAACTGTTGCGTCTACTGGATGAGTTTCAGGAGTTGTTCCATATAAACCTCTTGTTAAGCCATTTAATATAAATACGTTTACATCAAAAGGATAAGGTTCCTTAGATGTATAAGACATGTATTCAATATGAACACCACTATCTACTTTAATAACACCTGCATCTAAAAACTCTAAATAAACTAAACTGTCACCATTAACATATGCACTTGTGTCATATGTTGTCATGGAGTCGTGCAGACTAGTTGTTATATCTGGTAATAATTTTAATGTTAAAAATTGTCCAGATACTGAAGTATTAGCTTCTGCGGATATTGTTACAGAATCTTCTGTTAATGTTAATTGTTCCCCTATTAAAGGTACATCTACTTCAGTTACTATAGATACAGAATCTAAAGCTGTTGTTAACTGTTCTCCTGTTGGATAAGCATCTATGGTAATGGTAGTAGATACATCACCGATAAAAGAATCCATTTGTTCACCAAAAACCACGGCATCTGGACCAGCATCCGCATATCCTAATTGAGTTTGTAAATCTTGAGAGTCTAAGATTAAATTTCCAGTTCCTGTAATATTTAAAGAACCAGTAGAACCTGTTAACTGTTCACCAGTTAATAATGTACTTCCTGTACCTATTGCAGTTACAGAATTTAAATTTGTAGTTAATTGTAAACTTGTTAAAGCTGTTGTTGAATTTGCTGTTACAGCTACAGATTCTAAAGTTGTGACTAATCTATTGCTTTCATCACTAACTAAAACCGCTGTGACATTTGTAATCTCACCACCCCAAGTAAGTGAACCCCAAGTTAAACGGCCCCATCCTGAATTTATTTCTGCAGTGACAGTTACAGAATTTAAAGCTGTAGTTAAACTTTGCCCAGTTACAGACCCGACTGCGTTCTGTAATCCGGTACCAAACTCACCTGAGCCATATGTTGAATAGCCCCAAGGATTATCGGCCATAACATGCCTCTTTTCCTATTAGGAGATTCTTATAATAGCTGATGAACTTGTAAAAGCTGGGAACTGAATTGTAAACGTTCCAGAAGTAGCTGTTTTATCTGCTCCAAAATTTAATACTGCAACTGCAGCATTAGAAAATGAAGTATTATAAATCAAACAACCTCTTGCTGTTAACGTAACACCTGTAAAAGATAAATCAGCAAAGTTTGTAAAAGCAACAGTTGATATAACTGAAGTTCCAGAATTTACTAATTTTTTTCCACCTGATGTATATGTTCCAGTATTGCTAACTTGTCCTGCGGTAGTAAATGAAGTTGTAGCAGCACTTAAAGTAGCAGTTGATACATACAATGCCAATTTGAAAACATCACCACCTGATCCGGCTGTTTTAAAATCTTGGCTTGCATCTAATAGTTGTTTTTTAAAACTATTTGGTAACGCTTGTGTAATTGCCATGTTTTATCTCCTTAATTATTGTTGTTTTCGACTAATGCGAGGCTCTCCTTGAAGATACTCATCAGTTCGTCTTCTTCCCATTTGTTCTAATGAGAATCCTTCAATGGCTTGTTTATATCTTCCTTCATAATATTGCAACAAGTCATTTGGACCTTTTAGAAATCCATAAGCCTCAACAAGGCAAGCATATAATAAGCCATTGGGAAATTGCTGACTTAAATATGTATTTTGATTTGTAGCCGATAATCCAGTTGGTTTCAAGATATAATTTACTTCAATTGTGTAATTTTGATCAGGTGTAGGAGCTAAAACTATGATACTTTCATTCCAGTTTGCATAGTATTTAGGGGTTCCTGATGTATTTGTTTGGTTATATTCATCTATAAAAGATACATCTCTTACCTGTAAAAAGGTCTTTTCACTAGCTCCAGCTGTAATCTCAGCTGATCTAATAACTAATAAATTATCAGGTAAAGTTAAAAATTTTTGATTTACTATAAAAGTAGTAGTTGCATATTTTCTATT